ATGATTTCGAACACTGCTTGGATGGTTTCATTAGCACCAACTTCTGCTGTTGCATCTGCAACAAAATCAATTAATAAAACAGTTAATGGCTTTGTTCCAACAAAATCAATATCTGTAATTTCAGGTTGCACACCGTCTGCTGCTGAAACTGCATTTCTGTTCTGTGCGACTAGTATTGAACTGCCGCCGCCGATTGTTGCTGTTAATAAGTCTGCCATTATTTCGCTCCTTTATGTTCTTCTAATGCTTGTAGCAATTGTTCCTTGATAGAAGCACGAAGATCCTCACCTTCCTTGACACGCTGCATTGGATTGTCGCCACCTGCAACTTTTGGATGAGTTCCTTTCATTCTGTTCATGCCGCCTGAAGTTTTCTTAGTGATATAATCAATATCTCTTTCATCTTCATCAGGCTCATTAGCATATGCTTCTTCCTTATCTTTCTTTTCCATGTCATGGTCATCCATGTCATGGTCACCATCGTCATCTCTGTCAACAGTCTTGTGTAATTTTTCTTCGTCGTCATGATCTTTTTCGTGTCGGTCTAATTTACCGTCATCATCATAATCGTTGTCTTCACCTTCGTCGCCCATTGCCTTGATAGCAATCATGTCTTTTTCGCCACCTGGCATGTCGTCATTATCAGCATCAAAGTCAGGTAAAATTTTGTTGATCGGTTTTGGCATTGGAGGTCCTTCCGGAGCATCCATTGGCCCGTCCATTCCTGGTGCCATGATAGATAAACTAGGCATTGCAGGTTTTTCTGGTTGATTGATCATGTCCGGATTAACTTTTGTCATTAATCTTAATACATCATCAATAGCGTCACCCTGTGCATTAATGTTAATGCTCATTGAGGCCTTGTCCTTAGGCTCCGGCGATGGCATGTTTGGTGCCATTGGCATTCCACATTCTTCTGTGCTTTGCTCTACAGGTGCTTCTGTTTGAGCTGTATCAATAGCCTGCATCTTTGCTAATAGGTCTTGAAAGTTCATTAGTTACTCCCTACAGGACTTTTGATGCCTGCTTTATCTTGTTTTAGTTTAGGTGTGTCCTGATAAACATCTGCTTTTAATTTATCATGACCCAACTCTTTCTTTCTTTCCTTTGCTTCTTTGGAAAGTTCTTTTAAAAATCCTTTATTGAAGTCGTCTCCAAAATAGTCCTTATGCTTGACCTTCATTCCATCTTTGTATTCACTGTCATGCAGTAAAGCACCTTCATAGTCTGCATTATCTCCTGCTGTAATTTGATCAATTTCAGTTGGACTTGCACTGTTACGCACTTTGTAATATCCTGCTTGGCAACAGCCCATTTCAAATATTTCTTTTTCAATTTCAGTTGGTGTAAGTGGGTATTCTGTCATTACATCAAATGTATGAACTTCCATATTCTTAAGTTCAGGAAAATCATGCGGTAGTTCAACAACAGGAGTAGACTTCATCTGCTCAAACTGCATAATGCCACGATTTTCAAGTCTTGCCTTAAGATCATCAGCAAAGCCTTCTGGTAAATCACCAGCGACTTTTACCTTAAAACTATAAGTTTTCTTGCTTTCCGATAGGTATTCTTTAAACGTCTTCATATGTATATTTATTCCTTTCCGCCTAATTTCTTAATTAATTCATTACGATCTAGCATTACATAACCCTTTCCATCCAGCACATCATTTGGATCTTCAGGCGAATCATTGTCAATTTTAAGTTTTTTTAACTGTAAATCAATGGCTTTTAGTTTTTTATCAACTTTTGCTGTTTTTGCATCTACTGCATTTTTAAGCATACTACTTGCCACTTCAAAAATTCTTCCACTATAACGAACTTCAACATTCATTCCTAAGTCCATCAAATCATCATATGCTTTTTCTGCTTTATCTGCTAGGTAATCTAGATCTTTTTCATTCAGTGAATCTAATTCTCTTATTTGTGGCAGATCTTTAGTAATATTTTGGACAGCATTTAAACTATCGTCTAAACTCTTTATTTGTTGATGTTTTTCATCATCACTAGATTCTTTAGGAGTTTCGATTGTAACTTCCTTTTCACTTTCTTCTAGATTAAATAATTCTTCTAATTTCTTCGTCATACTATTACTTATCTTCGTTTGCTACCGGTATGAAAAATATCATCTTCGCTCACTATTCTAAATCTCACTTTCTTTTGTTTACACCATGCACTCGCCGCTTCCCACTTGGCCATGTTCTTAATGTATTGTTCTTGATTGTATCTGCTCTTGCCAACATTTTCTCTCATTGTTTGATTTTTTGGTTTTACTTCTACAACCTCAGCATTTTTTTTACCGCCCTTATCCTGATATACTATAAAAAAGTCTGGAACATATATAGAATATTTTCCTGTAAGAGGATCTCTATAAGGTATCTGTATGCTTTCGCTTGCCCAACTTTCAACTCCGGGATGTTCGTCTAGCATTCTCATGAATACAAATTCCCAACTACTCCTAGCAAGTGGTTTTTTATTACCTACATACTTGCTTGGGTTTTTCATTTCAAATCTACCCTGAGCAAACTTAGCCATTACGGAACCACGTTTCGTTGTTTTGTTATATCCGGAGTTCTCTGTCTATATCCAAGAGTGGAAGTTGGCGGTCTATTATTATTTAATACTTCAGATACTAATCCACTTATCTGTAATTCATCTAATTTTTTTAGATTATCTAATATTGAAAAAATACTTATGTTCTCAAGTTTTGCTTGTTTTAAAATGCTCATCGAGATACTTTGTGCTGCGTCCTTTGAGAACCCTCTTCCCTCAAAAAATCCTAGAGTCGCGTCAACTTCAGTTGCATTAAATTCTAGAGGAGACTTACCGTATGTATCAAAATATAATTTGGTTCTAGCCGCACTGTCGTTTATCTGTTTCTCTGGTAAATTAGTTTTAGGATCCATTATGTTGAATCTCCTGTTAATTTTTTACTAGAACCTTTAGTTGTTCCATTGTTAGGATCATTCTTATTAAATATTGCTCCCGCAACTCCACTTATTGTATTCGCTACTGCCTGTGTTCCTGCAGGACTTGTTAGAATATTAATTGCTTCTGACTTCAATCCAGCCTTGCTTAAACCTTTTACACCCTTGTAAGTATTTACTGCTTTGATTGCGGTGCTCAAAAAATTACCACCAGAACTAAATGCTGTTCCGTCACCAACAGCACCAAACACTGATTCCAATCCGTCCAATACACCCCCTTCGCCTAACAAGTTACCAGTGCCGCCACCGGCAACTGTAAGTGGTGATGGTGAGTTGTCATAGTGTAGTGTTGCAAACCCTTTAGGATTACCTTCGGATACGGTTCCGGCACTATACACCACCGCTTCGTATTCAAGAGTCATTTTTGATTCAGCAGGGTCTGATGTTGAAGCATAATCTCTATCGCCGTGATCCCAAGCAGTGATCTTAGGATTGACCAGAGTATATCCGATAAATCTTCTTCTGCCCATGGTGTATAATGTAACACTTCTAAATAACTGGCTGCTTGCATCATTATCGAGACCATATCTATATTTGTTTAATTCTGTTCCTGTTGCTCTGTATGGTTCTGATTTATCACCATATGCTGCTGCTGGCAAGTGTCTATCTTTAATATAATAACCATAATAGATTGCCCATAGTGCATTGATCACACCTTGATTATCGTCATGGAATGAAAAACTAACAGGATCGTAGGTAATCATCTTATAAACAATTCTTTTTCTATTATATTGATTATATGTTTGTGTCTCAAACTTAAACTTTGGCAAATCTGCAGTTTTTACAAGAAGCCCTGTTTCCTCTGCGTGCTTGGTAGTAAAATTTGCTGCCTTGTGGGCACTAGGATCTAGTTCAATTCTTAAATAATAATTAAATTTAGTTTTAGGAGCAAGTCTAAAATTATCATCAATGAATAGGCGTGTGGCATGGGTATAATTTGCCATCCTACCTTTTGGATTAGTTATTCCAGTAAAAACATCAGTGAGAAATCTTGTAAATTTGTTTGCCATACTAGTATTTAGCCATAAAAAAAGCCCGGAAAAAATCCGGGCTTTTTAATATTATTACTAAGTGTGTTATTAGCCTTGAGCTGAACCAGCACCAGTAGTGGATTCGCCAATAGTTCTTTCCACTGCTGCACCAATACCAACACCAACGCCTTGCTCTCCAGCACCCCACTGAACCATGTTGTCAAATCTAATTGATAATGCAACGTCCATTGGTTCGTTGGTTGCGTAGTTAGCATCTCCGTAGTCTACGTTAGTTAGGAAACAACCATATAGGTTTGATGTTTCTAAAACGTTTACTCCGGCAGCATTGTTTCCGTTACCACCGTCTAATACTTCAATCTTAGTTGTGAATTTGTAGTCAATACCAGATCTTGCAGAAGCCTGTTCAACAAAGTCAAACTGTTTCTGAACCTGTTGGCCAACAAGTTTTTGAACTTCGCCACTAGCGTCATCACGCAAGTTAAGCGTGATAGTTTCAAAGGTATACTTACCTGCTAGGTAAACCTTTGAGTTGTAAACGTCTAGCGTCATTTCTTCAAAACCAACTTTTGGTCTTGAAACGTCAACTACCTGTTTAGTAAGTTCAGTTGCAGCACTTACTCCAAAACCAAGTAAAGTAACGCGAAAGCGATACTTTAACTTAGGCATCAAGAGCACTTGGTTGCCTGCGTCTGTCGGAACTGAAAAGTTGTTAAGTGATGTTATAGGCATGTCTTATATCTCCCCTGTGTTCTTGACACGCAATGGTATGTAGATAAATTCAATAGCCTTGACTGGCTCAATCGCAATGTCAACATAAAGTTCATTACGGTCGATTCTAGCCGGCGTATTGTTTGTTTCATCACAAACTACCGCGAAGTCGTAAATTGCTCTTAGACCCACTAGTTCAAGAAGTAAACTTTCAACTGCCTGTTTAATCTCATCTCTAGTAATCTTATCATTTGGTTCAAATATATATGGTCGAGCCAGTTTTTGTAGTTGGCTACGCATGTATACTACCAAACGTGCTACGTTGATTCTGTCTAGCGCAGAAGCGTTTCTTGCTCTAGTCTTCTGACCGTAGTTGACCAAACCAACTCCATTAAAGAATGTAATTGGATTAATCTTTAGATCATACAACGTATCTCTTTGTCCTTCATTCAGGGCCACTGTTTGGAATTCGCCTGTTGCAGCATCAATGTATCCCACTGCTGTTGCATTTGAAATTCCACCGCGTCGTGTTCCTGCAGGAGCAAACCATGGGAACGATACTTGATCGCTTAGTGCAATAGTTCTCATCATCATGTGTGATGCTGGAACAACTGCATTTGATCCACTTAGGTCAGTTGTAAATCCATTTGGATAAAACGCACCTAAGTATTCATCATATGTTACTAAGCCTTCGTCACCGTTATCAGTAACTAGGTTAGCATTCGAACCCCAGTTTGTTAATGTTGTTGCATCCGCTGCCAATCTTAATGGTGTGTCACCAATAACAAATGCTGTTAAGCCTCTATCAATGTTAAGATTAACTAGGTTGCTCATTAGTTCTGGATATCCAGGAGCAGCAATAATGTTGAAGTTTCTTCTTTCTTCATCACGTATTTGGCTGCTTGTGTCAATCGCACTCTTCATTCTCTGAACAACAACCTTACGCTGTGCTTTTCTACCGAAAGAACCTGAACCGTCTTCGTTGTTACCTGATTCAGTAACCCAACGATCAGTTGCATAATCAGTCATTGCTTCATCGTTATTGAAGCGTTGATTGTCTGCTGTGATATCAATGTAGTTGTTAGCATAACGCTTAACGTTACCACCACTTCTACGTAGATTCCATAACAGCATACCTTGTGGATACAGTGCTGGATCTGGAGCATCTGGATCTAAGAAATCTACTTTCATTAGGTCCTTGATACTTGCTGCTGTGTTACCAGTAGCACCAGTAGCACCATAACGTGCATCTGCAAATAGGATACCGTCTTCTGAAGTCTGGTCAGTCTTATCAACTAATACCCATCTTTCTGAAGCAGGTCCCGATTGGTTGCTGTCATACTTGTAAATTGTTGGATAGTTTTCAATATCCGCTGTTGAAATCCAAAGGTCACCGTCAGCAGTTGTTCCTGCAACATATGGATTAGAAGCAGCAACGATTGGTGTGTATCCAACTCTGTCGCTAGCCGCTTCAACATATGGACTTGTTGCACTTCTGTAACCTACCCATGTAGTTCCATCATGGATCATAATGTCCACATCTGAAAATTCTGGGTTATACCAAAGTTGTCCGTCTGCTGGCTCTGCTTCTGGATTATCTGAACTAGCATAAAAATCACTTGCTGAAAGTGGTTGCCAGTTTGAAGCAAGATATCTATTTTCAGCAGTAGAGTCATCAGCACCTGGTGCTAATTGGCTTTGTCCTGCTGTTAGTGAAGCATCTGATAAGTTGTAGAAGTTCGCAGTTCCTTCTGCTGTATCGATGTTGTATGGTGTAAACAATGCACCAATTGCATCTCTTCCTATATCACGCAATCTAATTTCACCGCCTGTTTTGTGTGAAATAGTTACTTGATTATTTGCTGTTACTGCTGCTTCAACATTTGTAAATCCTGCTGCGTTAATAGCCGCTGCCATTGTGTTAGCATCTGAACTTGAACCCGAACTTGTAAATGTTACGCTTACTGCTGGATTCAATGCTTCCTGTCCTTGAATTGATTCTGCAATCTCGAACTGATAATCATCTGCTGTTAATTGGCTAGCAACTACTGCCGAAGTAACTGTTGTTGCGCCTGTATTTGCTCTGCGCCATACACGGAAAACTGCCGTTGCTGGAGATGAGTCATACATGCTGTGTTCAAATGCATTTGTTTGCACAAATAAATCATCTGCTGCAATATTTGCACCTGCACCACTTCTATCCAGTGAGTAAATTGCTGAATGTCCGCTTGCATATAATGGAGCATCTGCTGAAACCCAACTAGTAGTTGCTGAATCCCATTTGCTTGCTCTCCATCTTGAACCATTATTTGGTTCTGTTGTTTTAATCCAAACAGATCCAGTTGGTCTAGCATTTGCATCAGCACCCGGAGTTCCTTTCCATTGTGGAACAATTGTGTGTGGAGTCTGTTGCAGTTCTGGACCTTTATAAGTTGCTGCTGAAATTTCTAGTTCAGTTAAGTCAGCAGTTCCTGCACCGATAATAATTGTATTAGCATTAGTATTTGAAGTTCCATCTGTGTAAATGTAAATTCTATCACTTACATTCTTTGCTGTAACTCCTGCAATGCTTAATCCGTTAATTGTTTCTACAATCTCGTCAACAGTATCACTTGCACCAATAGTAACTGTTGTGCTATTGATTGTAAAATTACCTGCTGCTGCTGTAATTTTAGATGCTGTTAATTGTGCTGTAATTACTGTTGGAATACTTGCTCTCCATTCCTGTGAACCAACTAGCACCCAACTACCTGCTGCAACACCTGCCTGTGTGTTACCTGCTGATTTTAGATACATTCTTGCCGGATCATTAGAAAAAGTAAATGTTCCTGTTGCTGCTGTGCCTACTGTTTCAAAAACAACCGCATAGTCACCAATTGATCCTACTGATCCTAGTGGTGCATTGTTTGAAATTTTTGCTGCATCATCATCTGTTAAAACAATAGGAGTTTTAGCGCCAAATTTCTGACCACCCGTTGTGCTGATTGCTGCTGCATTCCATTCTTGGATACCCCATGATGTAGCGCCTGTGTTTATCCACCATGTTCCGTCTGCTGGATTCGCTCCCGGAGCCTCTGCTGAACCTTGTAATTGGTCTAAGTCTACGTTCGCTCTAGTAACGAATGCTGCGTTCGAAACGCCTAGTAAACTGTATGCTGCTAATAAACCATATTCGTTTAATTCTGAACCATGAATAGGTGTATTGCTCGCTGTCTTTTCGAAGTTTGGAACTCCAAAAAGATCTACTAATTCTTTTTGACTTGTCACTTTAAATGCATTTCCTGCATTCGCCGCCGTAGTTGCTGAAGCAACGCCTGTGCCTGCGGCATTAGTTTTGTCTTGGGCTGTTGCTACTATAATAAGCGGAGTTGTGCCGGGCTCTGCCGGGGTATAAAAACTCTCATCTATTACCGTAACTTCTACGCCGGGTGATGTTAGTGCCATGCTGTTATCTCCTGATAATAATTCAATTCATTACGTAATGCATTGTTATATTGTATTTAGCGGAATATTCAAAAAATGGTGCGTTAAGACGTTTATTATAAAGGGGTTGAAAAGGTGTAAATACAA